CAAGAGCAGACTTTCCGCCATTTAAAACAGTATTGCTGCGAGAAATTATAGTTTGTTCGCCCGTATCAAGATTATCAATCACCATCTTGACGAATCCATTACACTTTGTGCTGTCAATAATATTTGTCATGCTTCTACCTTCTCAATTATAAATGATACTTTTTCACTCTGTCTTACGTTATCGCTGAATCCAGGTATTCCTTCATATGAAAGCATGGCTCCGACACTTTCCGAAGTAATCGTCACCACATCATTCCCGCTTCTATCTATTTTTCTGAATACATGGTCTTCTATATTTACGTTTTGTGTTTTGTTATACTGCACGATTGAGTATGTGATAGGGGTACCTGCTAGCCCCCAATTTACCTTGTATCCACTAATATAAATATTAGTTCCAGTCCATTGTGATACTTTATAATAGTTTCCGTTAAAAAGTATTAGATAATTCTCTTTAAATTTACTATCGGTGTCCGCCACTCCATCTGTAGATTGGCCATGTCCGTTTGCAATTCCTAGTCCAGCTTCGTAATCCACTCCGGACACAATACGCATTCCTCCTGTGTCTAGGTATCCGCGAGTATTGTCAACAAGTCGCTTTAATATTCTAATATTAGCAGTCCCAACTGCTGTCCCGGCCGAGTATGCGTCAACGTATGCTTTGTTAGACGCATTAAACCCTGATATCGGATATTGGTTAGACTTATAAAGAACATAATAACCAATGTTAACTTCAAACCCATTTACGATATCATCCAGAAGCTCAACTCTACCTCTGTTTTGAATGTTGATACTTCCAGTAGTGCTGCTAGTTATTGTATTGCTAAGATTGTCTTTAAGCTGATAGCTTAACCCGCTAATATTTGCGCCTGGCCACGCATTAATTAATAATGTATTGTTTGGAAGTATTTCATTAATAGCGTATGTGCCAGGATTTGTGCCATTAGAAATTACCACGTTCCACGAAGATGTGACTGCATATTGCGTAAAATCAATATTTGAATCACTAAAGATAAAAAGATTGTCCTGAAAAATGCTTGCGGAAATATCTGTATAAACAATATTGCTAAGGCGAAAATGATGTTCTCCAACCTCTAATGGATACGATAATGTATCTGGGCTGCCTTGGTTTATATGTACTCTATATTTTTCTGATACACTACATGTATAGTTGCCTGCCGCTGTTCCGGAAAGAATTTCCAATAAGTTGCTCCCGCCATTTAACCCAATTTCATCAAAACGGATAAGCGGAGCATATAAAACGTACTCTTGATTAAAACCATTGCCCGAAACAGAATTAATAACAGTAGTCCGTGTTGCTAATGAGATTCTGTTTAATGCATTGAAACTACTATCAATTCCACCGGAAATCGGCATTGCCCTGTTGAATCTTGCTTCGGCACCGGCCAACACGTTATCGCTGGGAGTGTATTGTATTAGAAAATCTACGCTCTCTACTGGTGGAATGATTATATCATAAAATGAACTTGAATAACTTAGGTTTTGTGGCACAAGGTGGAATGGTTTATATTCTCTAATTATATCATTTGTTTCAGACAGCCTATCATCAGATAGGTCATTAATTGTAACATCAATATTAAACTTGCTACTTCTGCAACAACTGCAAGTATCTAAAAATGACTTATCTAAATCACATGGGTTCGTAGAATCTCGTTTGGAACCATTGTATTCATCCATATTATAAATGTTTTCGCTATATGGAAACTCTGTTCTCACTTGCCCAAATATAATTGGATCTACGAAAGGATGCTTAACGCTGCAAATTACATCAAACATCGAATCTGCTTCAGTGATAAGCCTTACGTTCCAGTTTTTAGGAGGATACGCAACCGTAACTTCATCTCTTAGGTCGGCTAGCGGTAAAGATCTTATGTAATTTTCTATAGGCTGACTGACTACAGGACTAATCTTATAAATAACATCTAGGAAATCGCCCTCGGCCAAAACAATTGGAGATGTAGCGCTTTCTCCAATCCATGTCATGGTCGTAATGCCATCGCTGTTAGAAAATGTCACATAATCATTTAGAATTAACGACATGTACGATGATGTATTTGCTGGTCTAATTGATATAGAAAAATTACTTCCATCTTCTGGAAGAATTGCTAGTTTAGCTAAAACAAAGATTGTCTGGCTATCTTCGGAAACTTTAATTCCTTCTTGCCACGTAGACGGCGATACTATTTGCCATAACATAGAAAAGCTATTAAGCGTGATTCCAGCATTGGCAAGCGCGTTCGTTAATCCGATCAGAGTGCCTTTTTGCTTGTATAACGGAATAGCTTGTTTTATCTGTCTTCTCCATAGAGTCACATCTTGTGATCTTAGTTTTAGACCGAACAATCCCGCAAGGTAAGGCAACAAGGTTTGCGGAGTAGCATTAGCATCGATCAAATCTACTGTCTGATTGACCATGTCCTCAATAAACGTGAACAGCTTTGCTACTGCTGTATTGTACCTAGAAATTACATCTGGAGACAAATCACTTTCCGACATTTGATTACTCATAAAATCTGGCATATATCGGCTTAATAGAGTCGTATACTTTTCAGGATTTGTATGATGCGTAGGAATGCTAGTGGTTTCTTTAGTGTCACCAGAAATAAAAAATTGATAAAAATTAGAAAGTTGATCGCTTGTGTTCAGAGTCCATGTCCAACAGATGTAATAATCGCCTTCGCGATAATTCGGTTGCCAAGTAAATGTAAAGGTTCCGGTAGAAACATGCCGTATGGTTGAAGCACTTGGGCTAGAAGAATTCCAGGCAGCAATGCCATCACTGCCCAATACGGTGGTTGGAATGGTTTTGCTAAAGAAGGTATCATAACTCATTTCCGGCTCAACTTCAATTACTTCTTTGAAATTACCATTAAAGAAACTTCTTTCAACGTAGTTGATGGTCACTAAGTCAATAGTGTCCGGGTCAACTAGATTACCGTCGTTATCTGTTGTGGTTATAGTAAATAAAATCTCATCAGAGATTGTTGGGTTTTGATCGATTGTTATTGTCATTGGAAGCTAAATGAGACACTTATAGTATCTGGCCTTATAATTTCATAGTATTTTGCCACAACCGTTTCTCCAGAATTACCTGGGTCATTTGTGGTGAATGTCGTTGAAAAACTAATAATTTGTTGTATAGAAGATAAAGATTTTACTAAATCAGAGGCGTTAAGTGTTTGTCCATATTCCCAGTTGGCTAGGGCGAAGAAGTTATTTATAGCTGAATTTACTGCGCTTTCTATATTAGACTGAGCGTTTCTATAAAACTTATCAACTATTAGATCTACAGAAACATCTGTATTAATAACCACGCCATCTCTCAAGCAAACCGAAACTCCCATCATAGACTGTGCGTTGATAGCATCTAATAATGCGCTCTTAAGAGAGTCATTGGCAACTTGTAAGCCGCTAGTCCCACTTAAAGCAAGCACATAAACATCTACAATGTTAGCTGCGCAGCCATAGTTCCTTAAAACCGCTACAGATTTGCCGATTTGCCCGTTGTATGGAGTAGCGAACTGGTCAGCGAAAGTCTGGTAATCAGTATCGGAAACAATTCTACCCTGCATTTTAACATACCTTGGCAGTTTACTCTTAACATCATCAATCGTATCGCCGTCGTATCCAAAGTTGCTAGCTGTGTAATTAGAAAAATTAACTGCTGCGGCAATACCGAATCCGTCTAAAGTAAAAGTTCTATAAGTAGAAATAGCCCCAGAAACAATGTTGCTGCTTGTCCCGCCACCCACTCTATATTGTACAACAATATTTGCTCCTGACGTAGGGAATAGGCCAGATTGTGTATTGCCGAATATAATGAACGCATTATAATTTGAATCAAATTCAAGGCGGTATTCTTTTCTAGGATTGGAGTCGGTAAAGTAATCAACCTCATTCCATGTTGAGCCATCTACTATTACAGTCACGCTGTCAAAAATAACAGGATGATTTGATAGCTGAAAATTTTGATTAGCTAATCCGGTGCCGAGGAAGGTATCAATAAATGTTTGTCCTTGCACCCCAACTATAGAAGTATTTGACAGATTCCCAGCAGGTATAATTATGTCTTGGTTAAATATTGGGTTATTATTAGAGTCGGCAACAAATAACTCATATACTACCGAATTGTTGTTAGACACCGCAGTAACCGCAACACCAGACGGGATAATCAGATCACCAGGCAGGACCGTGTTGATGGTGGCAGCAAACATTGCTACTGCTGGAATTGGTGGGGTTGGCTTAAAACCGACTGATTCTGCTATACGAAAAGCATTTTCTGTTTCCGTGACCGTGCCAATAAAAACTTCCTGTATAATTTGATCTTGCTTAAATGACAGTGTGTCAAATAAAAATGCCTGAGGTTCGATAAGTAAAAATGCTAAGGATGACTCAATAAAATCATTAAAGTCAGACGGAAACTGTTCTTTGATTAGATTTCTTAATCTAAACTTTAAAGAGTAAAAGTCTTGGTTGGTATAATTAATGTTCGTTAGGCTATTGTTTGGAGCCAAGGATGATTGGTCTAATGGGGTTTGTTCAAAGGTACAGTTTGTTGTCATAATGGTTTAGCCTACGGGCAGTTGTAGAACTAATGTGTCTACTGCCGTTAAATTGTCAAATTGTGCGAATTGTATAGTAATAGTCATTAGGTGCTGGTCGCTTTCGGAAAGATTATTTGGGTTCTGCGCATTTGCCGTTTCCGATGATACTGCTGTTATTTGTGTAATAGATACTCTTGGCTCCCATTTACTTATAGCGCTTTTAATTAATGAAACCACCTGCGCCTCTAAAGCGGCGTTATTTTGCTGGAATAGAGCCGAACTTAGTCCAGTCCCGAAGGACGGCAACATCACTCTTTCGCCAAAATTAGTAAGCAAAAGTATCAATAAATCACTTTTAATAGTGGAAGTATCAGCTATTTTTGCGAAATAACCTTGACTATTTTTTTGTATAGGGTATTTGAGACCGAGGAAGTTGGGCATTTAGTTTATTTATAGAAGAATTAATACTAAATTAGTGCTATGGGTAAAAAATATCACATTATTCTGGCCGATCCACCATGGAGCTACAACGATAAAAAGGTTGCCGGAACAGTCAGAAGCAACTTCGGAGCATCTAAACATTATACGTGCATGAATATAAATGAAATTAAAAAACTAAATGTATCCAGTATAGCGGAAGACAATGCGGTATTGTTTCTTTGGGTCACGATGCCATTGCTAAAAGAGGGTATTGATACAATGGAAGCTTGGGGATTTAAATACAAAACCATAGGTTTTTCTTGGGCTAAATTTAACAAAAATGGAAAACCTTTCTTTGGAGTAGGGGCGTACGCCAAAAGCAATGTAGAGCTATGCTTAATGGGTGTTCGCGGTAAAGTGGGTCGTCTTATAAAAGGACAAACATCAGATCCAAAAACCAAGCTTACAGTAGCCAGTAATTATGTGTCATCTTTAATTCTTACAAATAGGCCACACCAGTCTACCAAAGTTTTTTTCCACTCATCAAAGCCAGAAGAACAATATTCTAGAATAGAAGGTTTGTTCGGCGATGTTTCCCGAATAGAATTGTTCGCTAGAAATACCCGTAATGGATGGGATTCCATCGGCCATGATATAGATGGCGCAGATATTAGAAATTATCTAGTTAGTTAATTAGTTTGTGAGCTTCCGCCGGACTTACCGCCCATTACCATTTGTAGCTGAACCTTTTGAGCGCCACTGCCAGCGGCTGCAAAAACCCTATCTGAAATTTGTAGCAATCCGTCTTTGAACACAATAACGGGGGCGACACATGGGTCAAGCTGGCCTTCTACCGATGTATCAGGGCAATCCTGTCCTGCTAGTAAATAGATATTTTCTTTAGCATAATGTAATATGCTTTCATCAGCCGCAAAATACACGTTCTTACATTCAACTACAAACTGATCTGACACGGAAAAGATCTTATTGCTCGGGTTACTTTCTGATCCAACTACTTCTACGCTGTCTCCGTATGTCTCAATATTTAATTGTCCACCAGCTCTTAGGAATACAAAAGATGTAAATGAGTCTGACGTTGCCGCATCTGCGCTTTCCTGCATTAAAAAAACGTGCGGACCAGCTTCTTGATTATCTTTTTGAGGGCATAGTATTTGTACGCTTTGAGCCTTGGTATTTTCTTGGCTTGTAGAATCATCCATTACAAATTCTAAGCCATATCCAGTTTTAATATAAACTTTTCCAGCAGATGCCTTGGCAATGGGAAGTCCGCCAGACATGCGCATTGGAGAGCACTGTTGATTCCCTTCGTCAATCATAGCAAATACGTGATTGGAAGTGGTAGTGACCTTATATCCTCTATTTTTTCCAGCAGAATTAGGGGGGCAGGCGGCATCTTGTGCATTTTCTTCCCCTTCTTCAGCGTTCCCCGCATTGCCAACAGTATGATCGTTTAATTCAACTTTAATACCACAGGCGGTTTCTAAAACAATACCATTACCGTCATCACGCACGCCTTTAGACGACTCAATGTCCTTCATGGTAATAGAATGGCCTGTGACACTTTTAAGAAATGCTTTTCCTATAAACTTATCAGTGCAACCAAAATCAAAATCTAATCGCCAATCTGGATTACCGCTAGGTTGTTCTACTGAATCATCGAAAACTAATTGGTATCCTGCGATAGACTGTAATTGTACTCCTGATTGGGGTAATGCCGATGCGGCATTTTGTGGCGTAGGTGCGCCAGCATATAACCGACATTCTTCTTTATGCTTATAATAAGGATTAGATCCTTTGTTTAAATTTTCTACGTCTGGAGCTACCGTATTGGAACAGTTTACCATCTTGGTGCTGCATTCGCTCAAGTCATCCCCAGCTTGGCCGCATTGTGGATGCGCCCATTGTCCACTAGGATTTAAATGATCATCCTTAAACAATAACCAGTTTCCACGACCTGAAAACAATTCAACTCTTGAGTATCTCTCGTTGCATTTGTGGTCGCCGTCGTCAAACTTTAAAGTATGTTTGTTGTTTGTTTTAAACCCATAAATATGTGGATATGTAATTTTTTGATATGCGTTCGGATCTTCGTCAAATGTTTCAAATTGCGTTGAGTCAATTGCGTTATAATTTTCGCTTGTCCATGGAGGAAGCAACTGCGATTCATCGTCTGGGCCGACCAGATAACCCTTTCTTTTCCCATACCATATGTTATAATATTCTTCAATTTCATATCCCCATTCATATGGTGCTTGTCCTCTGCTAACGGGATAAGTGGTTCCGAAATAATATGGAGCATTTCTGTTTCCATTTACGAAAGAG